TCGAGGCGCTCACCTACCGCTGCTGCCTCCTCGCCGGAATCCAGCCGGCCCGGTCAGGTGTGCTGTTCGGCGACAGCGACGGTGGCACCCCGCAACGGTTCCTGTTCGTCGCCGCCAACGACCCCGAAGCTGAACTCGACGTGCCACCGCCGTCGATGCCCTACCTGTGGCAGTCACCGGACTGGACGCTGGCGCCAGGGAAGTACGACCGGGAGACCTCGACGGAGTTCCGCGAACTGCGCCTCCCACAGGCCGCCGTCGACGAGACGCGCAGGATCGCACTGGAGAAGAACCGCGGGCTGTGCGACCCACTCGACGGACACCGCAACCTACTGCGACTCAAGGTGGCAGCAGGCCTCGCGATCCTCGCAGGCCGCCCGTACATGAACGATGAGGATTGGGACCTTTCGGATTTCTTGATGCGTCACTCCGACCGCCAGCGCGATCGCTGCACCGACGCGCTTCGGAAGGTGGCACACGCTGTTTCTAGAGCCCTCGGAAAAGCCGAAGCGCACCGTGAGCTGGCAAAACACGAAGAACAGGAGAACGCGCTCCTGCCGGCCGCGATCGACCGAATCCGGGATCGGGTGTACGCCGCGGGAGTCGAAGGGCTCGCAGCCGGCATGGTGGCGAAATCACTGAGCCGACCACAGCGCCCGTACGCCGACGAGGCAGTCTCCGAGCTCCTCCGACGAGGAGAAATCGTGTCATTCGAGTACACATCGGGCAACAACAAGCGCTCGACGCGGTTCCGGGACGTTGCTCACCGTGAGTAGATCGGTTGGGAAGGTGGCTCAAGGTGGTACCACCTTCCCCGTTATCCCGGAAGGTGGCCTTATTAAGAGGCGCAGATTGTTGTTTTATATGGTTTAGGGGGGATTTTCTCAAGGTGGCACCGGAGTCATAGGGTGCCACCTTCCCAAGTGCCACCTTCAGGTGCCACCTTCAACGCAGAGTGACGAAACCCCACAACGAGAGGCTGAGATGAACCACATCCCGCTCGACCGAGTCACCGCGGTCCGCTTCGACGGCGAATGGTGGCCTGTCGCCCCCGGAACGCTCACCCATCTGAACGACATGTTCGGGCCGATCACCTACGAATTTCGCGAAGCCAACAGCCGATACCGCGTCCTCGTGCGGGCCGACATGATCCGGGCCTACCGCCTGGACACCGACGCCAGCGGGAAAACCGTCACCTGAACCACACTGGGCGCCATGGGACGCCACGCACAGGCCGGCATCCGGCAACGCACCCTCGACCGACTGCGCACCCTCTTCTCGGCGCAGCCTGAACGAAGACCACCGCTGACCGACTTCGAAACACACACAGGGGCTGACGACACGATGGCAACGACTCGCTTCCTGCACGAACTGACCGCGACGGGCCCGCTTTTCGGTCCGGGGGTGGCGACGGCAGACTTCCTCGCCGACGAGGACGAGCTAGGGGGCCCCGTCCGGTACGAGACGATCGACCGGATTCGGGAGCTGTCCTACGGGCCGGATGCCCTGCCGAACCTCGCGGGGATCCCGGGGGAGGACTGGGAGTACGCGATGTACCGGAAGGACCCCCACACGGGCGTGTACGACTTCGTGCGCCTCGGGGCCTACCGGATGGAGCACCGACCGCTAAAAAGCGCTCTGGGAGCTTCTCACTGGCCTGACGACGTGGCTACGCGCATCCGGTCGACGTGGCTGGAGTGGAACGCCGAGTACGCGCTCCCGGAGTCGTGGCCCCTCTTCGCCTGCCTCGTGCGGCCGGCCGAAACACAGCTGTGGACCGGCCGCGACCTCGGTGGTGAGATGTGAGCGCGCCGGTGCGGATCCGCCACCGCGGCGCCGATCCCCAGTGTGCGTACGCGGTGCCCTGCTGGGAGGCGTCCTGCCGGCGGTGCGGGAACGTCGCGGTTCGCCGCTACTGGCCGCCGTTTTCGCGTGTGGCCTGGCTCGACCTGCTCGCAGGCTCGGTGCATCACGTCCGGTACGTCTGCGGTGGCGAGCGGATGGGCTGGGCCTCCCGGGAGTTCGCCGAGAAGTGGCGCCGCGACCTGTTCTGCCTCTACAAGTGGGACGAACGCGGCGAGTACGGGCAACCTGGTCCGCACATGTGCGACCTCGACCCCGGTCACGACGAGCGGCACGTGTGCGCGACGTGCGGGGCGACCCGGTAGCGCGGTGTGATACCGATGGTCTACAGTTGCGGTGTGAGCACAACCGATCAGACCCCACCGCCGGACACCGGTAAAGCCGCCCGCGACCGGCGGCGCTACGACCGCGTCCGCGAACAACGCGCCGAGACCGCGCCGCCGTCGATCCTCGCGTCCACCGCGACCGACACCATCGCCGCGTGGATCGGAGAGCACCACCAGGCAGGGGACCTGATCTACCCGTACGGCGTCTACACGCAGCAGCGCCACCCCCAGGCCATACCGGCGCTGGTCACGAAGACGATGCGCGGCTGGGCCGACCGCGGGTGGCTGGAAGAGGCGGGTGACGAACGCGTGGGAGTCCTCGGGCACGCGTCCCGGCGGTACTACGAAATCACCGACCTCGGGCACACGCACTTCGTCGCAGCAGCCGTCAAGCTCCGCTACCTCGCCCGTCAACTCGACCCTGCGGAGGACGCGTGACCACCAAACCGCGCGGCACCTGCCCCGTCTGCTCCCGGCCGATCACCCTCAAGGCCGACGGGAAACTCCGCCACCACAACGACCCCGCCCGTAAAGACCCCCGCGTGCCGTTCGGCTTCCGCTGCAACGGCACGGGCACTGCCCCGGAGGACGCGTGACCACCAACTCGGACGTCTGGAACGCCATCGTTGCCCTCAAGGTGCTCGGTGAACAGCTCGCCGTGTTCCGGCAGGTACTCGAAGGGCGCGACGACGAAGCGCTCACCGCCATCCGACGCTGGCCTGACACGCAGATCGCCCACATTGCCCTCGTCGGTTCCACCGTGGCGAAACTCTGCGCATCCGTCCGCGACGAACGGGAAGCCTCGCGCCACGACGAAACCACCCCCGACGGACGCTGAGCGCCGACCCCGAGAAGTAGACCCACCACGAAGGGCTGAGACCATGACCGACGCACGCATCGGGCTCCACGTCTACGACAATCGGTACCTCGTCGGTACCGGTAAGGCCACCGCACCCGAACCTGTCATCCTCGACGTCCACCCGCTGATCCGCGCCAACCGCGAACGACGAGCGAAGAACGCCGAGACCATGCGGCACGCCGAAGCGGATGCTGCGCCGATCCTCCAGACCATGCAGATCGACCACGACACGTACTGCCGCTGGCGCTGGCCGCACCTCGGCGTCTGCGAGTTCAAGTCGTGATCGGCTGGGCCATCACCGCCGGATACGTCGCGGTCATGCTCCTCACCGCCCGGTGCGTCTCCCACCGGTTCCGCGAATCCGAGAAGATCACCCGCGAAGACACCACAGACCAGCTCTTCGCCGCGTTCATCGGCCTGACCTTCGGCCTGCTCTGGCCTGCCACGCTGACGTTCCTGGCGCTGTCCGGACTGATCAACGGCCGTCCCACCACCGAAGACAGGCAGGAAGAGATTCGCGCGAAAGAAGACGCGCTACGCGAACGAGAGCGCGAACTGGCACTCAAAGAACAGGCCGTCCGCGACTGGCAGCCCGGCGAGCGTGGGCACCGTGACGCGCCCGAGTAAGAAACTCCGCGACGCCCGGCCGCACGAATACATCGGGATCACCGTCCGGGCCCTACGCGACGAATGCCGCACGTCGCTGCAGGAAGTCCAAGGGACCAAAGATATCGCCACCGTCGTCATGCCCGCATCGTTCGTCGGGGCCGTCGCGCAATGGCTCGACATGTCCCACCAGAACCGCGAACGCGACCACATGCCCGTGACCGAACACGCACACGCCGTCCGCATCGCGGAGGCCTACTGGCGCCTCGCCGACTTCAACGCCGCCGGTGTCGTCGACCGCACCGACCGCCGACTGTCCCTCGTCAAGAAAGGCGACACCGACCATGCCTAACGCGCCCCGACCCGTCCTCAAGCCCTACCACCCGCCCGTGTCCAAGCCCCGCCCGACGAAGGGCTGACCATGCGCACGCTCGTCATCAGGCCATACACCGGCGTGCCCCGGCCCCACCCCGGACCGAAGCCCAAGCCCCGACCGAAGTGCACCCGTGCGTGACCGACTCTGGCTGACCGCCGGGCTGCTGGTACTCCTGCTGGCAGCCTGGGCGGCAGCGGTCACCCTCCCCGAACTGCTGAGGTACTGATGTTCAAACGACAGTGGGTCGTCACCATCGAATACCGCGACCCCTACGGCCACCACCCCACCTGGACACAGGTCATCGACGGGCCGTTCCGATTCAAGTGGCTCGCCGAAGCCCACGCCAGCGCCCACCGCGCACAGGAAGCGCAGTACGCCCGTACCGAAGGGGAAGCCATGCGGAAGATCGACGTTGAACAGCAGGTACACGCCGGCAGTTACGGGATCGGACTGCCGTGACCGCGCAGGCCGTCATCCTGTGCGTCGCCATCGCAGGCGTCGTCGCCTGGCGCGCCATCGGGGCCTGGGAACGTGTCCACACCGCCAAGCGCGCCGACCCCTGGAAAGCGAGCGAACTGGAATGACCACCGACTTCACCGTCCTGCCCTACCAGCCGGACCTACCCGTTGATGTCGCCATGACGTGCCCGCACAACGGCGAGCACGCGGCGCACTACTGGGAATGGGAGAGCGACCCGCCGAACGTCGCGACCTACACCGGACGGTGCAAAGGACTCGGCGCACGCGTCACAGCGCTGCCGATAGGAAAGCATCAGGCACACTGACCGCGTGACGCGCGCCGAAAACCTGCAGCACCTCGCCACCGCCATCACCGCACTGGTCGAACCACGCACCAGCATCGAACGCGTACGCACCGGCTACGACCGCAACCGCCACGCCGTGTACACCAACCACACCGTCACCCTGCCGCCACTACTCACCGCCCTCAGCAGGGCACTGCAGCCCGGAACCAACGGGGGAGACCGAGGCCGCACCGTGCCAGGTAGCCGGCCACCCCTCGACACCGACGCTCTGTCGCTCCTGCACGACATCCACCGCGGCGTATGGATCTACGTCGACCGGTACATCGCAGAGAACAGCCGTCGCACCGGAAGCACCGAACACCGCCTGAGGCAACTCGCAGCGTTCGCGATCGCCCTCACCGACGACGAACTGCAGGAACTCACCGCCGCCCTACGCCGATGGGTCGCGACGGCCGAACTCGTCACCCGCGAAGTCGACCCACCGTTCCGGCCCGACGCGCCCTGCCCAGCCTGCGACCGCCGGCACGGACTACGGATCTACGTCACCGAACGCGACGCCTACTGCGCGCACTGCCGAACCACCTGGGACGCAGACACCATCGGCATCCTCGGATCACACGTCAGCAGATGGACCGAAGAAAGGATCAGCGCATGAACACACTGACGCTCGTCGAGTTGTACGCCGAGTACGGCACCGCCGGCATGATCGGGGTCCTCATCGCTCTGACCCTCGGGGGTGCCACCTTCGGCGCCCTCATCGCGTCGACCTGCAGCGCCATCGGAGCGCGTAGCTTGCCGAAGTAGCGCCCGCCTGCGAAGATCGCACCTGACAGAGGTGACTCTGTTGAGCGCCCTAGCCCCACTTACCAGTCCCTCTACCGGGTCTATGGAGAGTGGGGCTTCGTGCTGTACCGGGAGGATGCGCGTGACCGTTGAGAAGCGCATCACCTGCGACGACGGATGCGGGAAGTCGCGGCTGTACGCCGACGACCTCTCGGGTACCGAAGTGGTGGAGCTGGTCTGGCACGTACCCGGCGGTACCGAACGTGTGCAGTTCATCAAGATCAGCCACGCCAAGAAGTGGATCAGAGACCAGCAGGACGCCACCCCCGACCCACCCGCATAGGGGTACCCACCCGCATGGGGTAGGGGTGGCGGGGTAGGGCATGGGGGTAGGGCGGGTAGGGGGCAGGGGTGCAGCACCCTAGGTATGCAGGGCGTAAGGGCAGACCATGGGAACGTGTACGTAACTACGTACTACGTAACACACCACCTGTATGCGCACTATGTGGGTATGGGTGGACACCTACCCTGGGTCACCCCAACCACGTGGACCACATCGTGCCTCTGTCCAAGGGTGGAGACCCACTCAACGTAACCAACCTACGAAGAGCGCACGCGAAATGTAATTCAAGTCGAGGCAACAGAGCGTCATCATCACAGAGGGTGAAGACCTCAAGGCAATGGTAATAACGGACATTGAGGTCGAACGGTTCTTTTAGGCAGGGGGCCGGTAGACCCCTCAGTACGTCCCCATTTTTATTTCCCCAGGTCAGAGCCTCGCGCGCGCGACCATCACCGCAGGTCAACACGGCCGCCGGGCGATCACAGCCTGTAGCCCGATCACGGAGCGTAAGCAGTGACGCAGCGTAGTCCCCTCGACGGACACGTGACCCTCTCTGGCAAGGTGCTGCCGCTCAACCTCACCCCGGAGCAGCAGGAACAGGCCGCTCTCGCCAACCAGCTGGGCTACGAATACACACCGCCCCCCGACCCGACTGGCGGACCAGTCGAACGCGCCCTCAAGGCCGACCTGCAGGCCCTCGCCGAATCCGGCGCCCTCTTCTCGGCGACGCTTGCAGCCACAGCCACCGCCCTGGCGCGCGCGCTCGACGAAGGCCCGTCCAATACCACCGCCGGCATCGCGAAGGAGTTGCGCGCGACGCTCGACAAACTCGCCGAAGGGGCAACCGATGACCGCGCCCCCGACTTCTCCGGGCTGTCCACCCCTGACGACGGGGGTTCCGGACCTGACGTGCCTGCCGCGGTGGGGGACCCCGCGCCGTTCTGAGCGTCCGACCTACGGCGGGAAGGTCGCTGAGGTCGCGGCGATGCTGGGTAAGCCGCTCATGCCCTGGCAGCGCTACGTGGTCGATGTCGCCCTGGAGGTGAATCCCTACTCGGGGCGTCTCTGCTACCGCACGGTGGTCGTCACCGTGCCGCGTCAGTCCGGTAAGACGACGCTGATCCTGCCTCTGCATGCGTGGCGCGCGATGGCGTTCCCTGCGATCGCCGGGTACGCGCAGCGCATCCTGTACGGCGCACAGTCCGGCGTCGAGGCGTTGGAAAAGTGGGAAGACGAACACCTGCCGCTGCTCAACAACTCGCGCCTGTCGTCGCAGTACACGGTGCGTAAGGCCAACGGCCGGCAGGGCATCCTGTGGAAGAACGGTTCGATTCAGGGTCTGCTGGCAGGCACCGAGAAGTCCGGTCACGGCAAGTCGCTCGACCTCGCGATTCAGGATGAGGCGTTCGCACTGGTTGACGGGCGCGCGGAACAGTCGGTCCGGCCGGCGATGCTGACCCGCCGCGACCCTCAGTACTGGATCACCTCGACGGCCGGTACGGCCAAGAGCTTGTTCCTGCTGGATAAGAACGACGCGGGGCGGGCCGCGGTCGAGGGTGGGGTCGACGGTGGCCTGGCCTACTTCGAATGGTCAGCGGACCGCGCGGCTGATCCTGCGGACCCTGCGACGTGGCGTTCGTGCATGCCGGCGCTCGACGTGCTGCCCGAGGTCACCGAGGACGTGATCCGCGCCGAGTTCCTGGACATGAAGCGTCAGGAATTTCGTCGGGCGTACCTGAACATCGCCGACACTGAAGCCGAGCTCGAATCGATCATTCCGCCGGAGAAGTGGCGTGCGTGCGCGGATCCCCGTAGTGCGGTCGACGGGCGGGTGGCCATCGCCATCGACACCAACCCGGAGAGGTCGGCCACGTCCATCGCGATCGCGGGTCGGCGCGCCGACGGAATCAGTCATGTCGAGGTGATCGACCATCGGCCCGGTGTCGGCTGGGTTCCGCAACGCATCCGGGAACTGCAGGAGCGCTGGTCTCCGGTCGCGATCGTCATCGACCCGTCGGGCCCGGCGAACTCGCTGATCCCCGACCTGGAGGCCGTGACGGCGTCCGGCCGGACGACGCTTGAGGTCATCAAACCCAACGTCAGGGAAGCCGCACAAGCGGCCGGCGACCTGTACGACGCCATCATGGAACGCGACGACGTACGCCACATCGACCAGGACCAACTCAACGCTGCGATCGCCGCGGCACAGAAACGACCTCTGGGGGACGCATGGGCATGGGCTCGGTCCTCCCTTTCCGCGGACATCTCTCCGCTCGTAGCGGTGACGCTGGCACGGTGGGCACACGCGAAATGGGGCAACCTCCGGTCGAACAGGCTCGTAGACAACCTGTGGTGACCCGCGACCTCGTGACGTCGCTGCTGGAGCTGATCGGTCTGGCGCTGATCGTCGTCGGTGTGTGGCAGATCTTCCGCCCGGCCGCGTGGATCACCGCGGGCGTAGGCCTGGCGTTCGTCGGGTGGCGCGCCGGGCTGCCCCCTGAGGTCGCGGTGCTCGACGTGAGGCCTGATCAGTGAGGGTGAACAACGCGGACGCCGAGTGCGAGTGCGGCGAACGGTTCAAGAACGCCGTCGAACTCCGCGCGCACAGGGGAGACCTCTCGGACATCGAGATCCTGAAGCCGGAAGCGCGGGCGCGGTATCGCGAGATCTTCGAGCGTTCGGAGCATCGCCCGTGAGCTTGTTCGCGCGTCGCCGGATCGTCGAAACCCGCGCCATCGGCGACCCGTTCGCCATCGGGGGCGCCACCCCGCACATTCGCGGCGACGTCGAGGAGACCGCGCTGCGTCTGGCCGCGGTGTACGGCTCAGTGCGCCTGATCGCGGACAACGTCGCCACCCTGCCGTTCAACGCCTACCGGCTGCTGTCCGACGGGTCCCGGTCGCTGATGCCGTCGCAGCCGGGGATCCTGACGGCGCCGAGCATCCACGGGTCCCGGATCGACTGGCTGTTCCGGCTGTGCGCGTCGCTGGCGCTGCGAGGCAACGCCTACGGCCTACCGACCGCGCGGGATTCCTCCGGCCGGGTGTCGGCCCTGGAGTGGCTCGACCCCGCCGACGTCGACCTGAAGTACGACGACGTGACCGCCGGGCCGCCCGAGTGGACGTGGCGCGGCCGGCCGGTACCGGAACTGATCCACCTGCCGCTGTTCGTCCTCCCGGGACGGATTCGCGGTCTCAGCCCGATCGGCGCGTTCAAAACCCTCATCGAACAGGGCCTGTCCGCTGAGGCGTTCGGCGCGGACTGGTTCGCCAACGGCTCGATTCCCGCGGGCATGGTCACCAACGAGACCGGCGAGTTCGTGTCGCAGGAGCAGGCGCAGATCGTTAAGCGCCGCTTCAAAGAGTCCGCCGCGGGTCGGGACATCGTGGCGATGGGCGGTGGCTGGAAGTACACGCCGCTGACGATTCCGCCCGAAGAGTCGCAGTTCCTGCAGACCATCAAGGCCAACGCGACACAGATTGCCGTCATCTTCGGCGTGCCACCCGGCAAGGTGGGCGGTAACCCCGGCGGGTCGCTGACGTACGCGACGACGGAGATGGAAGGCATCGACCTCTCCACGTTCACGCTCCGGCCGTACCTGGTGCGTATCGAGACGATGCTGACCGACCTGCTGCCCCGTCCGCAGGTGGTCGCCGCGGACATGGACGCCCTGCAGCGCGGATCGACGCTCGACCGGTACAACGCACACGCCATCGCCCTGAACAACGGCTGGTTGAGCCGCAACGAGGTGCGCCGCGCCGAAAACCTCAAGCCCATCGACGGCGGGGACGAATACGTCGACCCTGCGGCGAAGAACGAACCACCCGCCGGACAGCCCGGGGCTTTCGAGCCACAGCCCACCACAGGAGGTGCGCAGGGTGACTCCCCCCTCGACTGAGCGGCGCTACACCAAAGGCACCGTGGAGCTGCGCACCGAGCGTCGCAGCGTCACCGACAACGACGGCCGCACCGTCTCCGTGCCCATCGCGGTGTTCCACGGGTACGCGCTCAAGTACGGCAAGCTGTCGCAGAACCTGGGCGGGTTCGTTGAGCAGGTCGCAGGCCGCTCCACCATCGCGAAGACCCTCGCGGACGGTGGGGATGTCGTCGCGCGTATGCACCACAAGGACGAATACCTGCTGGGTCGCACCTCAGCGGGCACGCTGCGCCTCAACCCCGACGACATCGGTCTCCCGTACGACGTCGAATCACCCGGTACGTCGTACGCCAACGACCTTGAGAAGCTGGCACGCCGCGGCGACATCAAGCATTCGTCGTTCGCGTTCCGCACCGTCGGTGAAGGCGGAGATGACTGGAGTCTCACCGACAGCGGATTCCCCCTGCGGACCCTCGTGGAGATTCAGCTCGTCGACGTCGCACCCGTGGTCCAGCCGGCGTACACCGACACCTCTTCCTCGGTGCGCAGTTTGGCTGCCCATCTCGACGCGGATCCCGAAGAGATTGCCGAGCTCCTGCGGTCCGGCGAGATTCGGAAAGCACTCAAGCCGCCGGCGGTGAACATCGACCTCGGGGGCATTGCCGCCGCGGAAGCGCTCATTCCGAAGTCGTCCGTGCGCCGGTTCGACCCCGGTCAGCCCCGCGACGGTGACGGCAAGTGGTCCGACGGCCCCGGCGGCGGCGGTGGCGGTAGCCCGCTGTCTGCGCTCACCGGCGACGACGAGGACGACGACGACAAGCCGGCCCGGAAGTTCACCGCGGACGCGACGTACCGCACCCGTCACGACAAGATCGGTATCGCCCGCGACGGTGATGGCGTAGAGCTGAAACTCGACGGCGTCGAAGAGCCCGTTTTCGTGAAGCTCACGGAGAGGGACCTCGACCAGCTGGAGCAGCACCTCGACGCAACGGACGCCATGCTCGACCAGCGCGCAGCCATGGCGGACCGCTGGCATGAAAAGGTTTTCAACTCGGACGCACAGCAGGCCAAAGAGCGTCGGCGCGAAGAACTGAAGCGACAGAAGAAGGCTGAACTTGCAGCCACAGGAAAGGCGCCCGGATCGCCTGAACGCATCGCGATCCAGGAAAAGTATGACGCGCTCGTCGAAGCCGAAATCGGCGCCCAACCGGAGAATCCTTTCGACAGCGGCGAGTTGATCGTCCAGGCGACCGGAAGATTCGGCGACCTGCACATCGGTGCATCCCTGTCGGACACCGGCCCGCATTACTACATCTCCGACCAGCCGGTAACCGAGGATGACATCGGCGTGTCCACCGTCGAACTGTCCCCGAGGCAGGCGCGGTCGCTGCTGACCAAGATGCGCGCGACCAGCACTCAACGCGCCCTCCCGACCACCACCGAGACCAGGCCGGACGCTCTCCACCTGGCTACGGCGGCACGCGCACGTCAGCTCGACCTGCTGGCGAGGCGCTTTCCCCTGTGAGACCGGGCGAAACCCACTCACACCCCGTTCGTCCACAACACAGGAGAAGACTGTGGAAATCACCATGATCAAGGCTCTGCAGGAGCAGCGGGCTGCCACCTGGGAGCAGATGAAGGCTCTCAACGAGAAGGCCACCACCGAGGCGCGGAAGTTCGACGGTGAGGAAGAGCGCCAGTGGGCCGAGCTGTCCAAGGAGCTCGACGCCAAGGACGCTCGCGTCAAGGAGCTCACCGACCTCCACCAGCGCAACCTCGACGTCGAGGCTTCGTTCCGCAAGCTCAACGACACCCCGGCTATCCCCGGAACCGCCGAGAACCGCGGACGCGGGTCCGTCGCCGAAGAGTTCCGCAAGTTCGCCGCGGGCCGGCTGCAGGACCAGCACGGGATGCAGGCCAAGGGCTACGAGGTCAAGTCGGACGGCATCGTCGACTTCCGCGCGCTGTCCAAGCTGACCGCCGCAGCGGGCGCCAACACGGTGAAGACGACGTTCTACGACAGGCTGATGGCGCACCTCATCGAGGTCAGCGCGATCCTGCGGGCGGGCCCGACGATCCTGAACACCACCAGCGGCGAGCCGATGCAGATCCCGATCACCACGGCCCACTCCACGGGCGCGCTGGTGGCGGAGGCCGCGACGATCCCCACCAGCGAGCCGACATTCGGGCAGCGCGCGTTGGGTGCCTACAAGTACGGCGCCCTGATCCAGGTCAGCAACGAGCTCCTGACCGACACCTCGGTCGACCTGGAGGGCTACCTGTCGATGCAGGCCGGCCGCGCCGTCGGTAACTCCCTCGGTACGCACCTGATCACCGGTACCGGCTCGTCGCAGCCCTCCGGCATCGTGACCACTGCGACGACCGGTGTCACCGGTTCCGCTTCGGTCGCGGGTGCTTTCACGGCGGACAACCTGATTGACCTGTTCTACAGCGTCATCTCGCCGTACCGGGACTCGCCGAATGCGGCATGGCTGGTGCGGGACGCGACGATGGCGTCGATCCGCAAGTTCAAGGACTCGACCGGTCAGTACCTGTTCCAGCCGTCGCTGGTGCTGGGCACCCCCGACACGCTGATCGGTAAGCCGATCTACACCGACCCGAACGTCGCCGCGGTCGCGCTGTCCGCCGCATCCGTGGTGTTCGGCGACATCTCGCAGTACGTGGTGCGGCTGGTGAACGGCGTGCGCTTCGAACGCTCGGACGATTTCGCATTCAACACGGATTTGGTCACCTTCCGGGTCCTCGTCCGCGGTGACGGCATCCTGGCCGACCAGACCGGCAGCGTCAAAAAGTTCGTGGGCAACGCGGCTTAGGATGCATGGCCGATTTCGACGTCATGGGCCAGATAGCATGACCCTGTGTCGAAATCACAAAGCGACCTAGAGCCGCGCCAGTGCCCTGTTTGCGAGAAGACCTACCAGCCCTACCGTGCGCACCAGCGAGCGTGTGGGCGCAACTGCAGGGCGAAACTCCCTGACGTCCGCGCGGTAACGAAGAACTACTTCGCCCGCGCGGACGTCAGGGAGAAGAAGAACGCCGTGCGCCGCGTCGAGAACAATCCCGCGCGACGCGAGGTGAATCGCCGCGCAGCGCTGCAACGGTACGGCGTCACGATCGACCAGTACGACGCGATGCTGACCGAACAGGACGGCCGGTGCCGCATCTGCGGCGACCCGCCCGACCCAAACGGCAAGCGCGCGGCGTCACGGCTACATGTCGACCACGATCACGTGACCGGCAAGGTACGAGGCCTGTTGTGTCTGAGCTGCAACGTCGGTGTCGGGCACTTCAGGGATGACTTGGAAAGGCTGCGCGCTGCCGTGGCCTACATCGAGAGGCATAGGAGCACGTAATGCGCGTGATCATGAGTCAGCAGATCCTGGGCGGCCGAGTCGACGCCGACGGCAACCGGTCGGAGTGGCCGGGCCGCGGCGAGCCCGTCGACCTGCCGGACGCCGAAGCGGTCGCGATGCTCCGCACCGGCGCGGCGACGCCCGAGTCCGGCAGCGTCGAGGACGCCATCCTGTCCGCGAAGATCCAGGACCTCAGCGGCATCCCCGTGTCGCTCGACAGCGTTCCGGGTCCGATCGACGAGACCGCCCCCGAGGGCATCCGGGTCCCGAAGCCCAACGGTGAGCTCCGGGAAATCTCCAGCACGAAGCGGCTGGAGCCCGGTGACCACAACCGGACCGACCTGACCGTCGTCGACGAGACCTCGGGCCCGGTCATCTACCCGGACCAGTCGGCCCCGTCCGGCCCGGACGCGACGGCCAACGAGTCGTCCGGTCTCAAGCCGCGCCGTGCGGGTGCCGCGACGAAGACCGGCGCCGGTGAGGTCCCGGTGGCGAAGCCGGGCCGCGGCAACGCGGTCGTCCCGAAGAGCGGCGCCGAGAAGTAGGGGCTTCACCGTTTCCTGCCGGCCCGTTGGTCTCGCCCTGACACGCGGGCCGGCAGGTTCCATCTACGACGTGAGGAGGTTCGCGGGTGGCTAACGAATACGCGACCGTTGCGGACCTCCGTGAGCAGCTCGGCGACACGTCGTCGCGCGGCAGTTCGGCGACGCTGCAGCGGCTCCTGACGGTGGCGTCCCGGGACGTCGACCGGTACACCGGCCGCAAGTTCTGGCTCGACCCCGTCGCGACGGCGCGTTCGTTCGACGTCCCGTCCGCGCCTGACGACGGCATGCTGCTGATCGACGACATCGGGTCCCGCACGGGCCTTCTCGTCGGTGCTGGTTTGGACGGGGTCACGTTCGATTCGATCGACGCTGGCGAGTATGAGCTCCACCCGCTGAACTCCGACCTCACGGACACCGACGCGTACGCGTGGTGGTGGATCGGGGAGTCCGCCGCGGTGTGGAACGGCGGTTACGGCTCCTGGTTGTGGAACCGCCGGGTGCGGATCACCGCCCGGTGGGGCTGGTCTGCGCCGCCGGCCGCGGTGGTCGAGGCGACCCTGTTGCGCGCGGTGAGCCTCTACAAACGCAAGGACGCCCCGTTCGGTGTCGCCGGATTCGACGGCTACGGGGTGGTGCGGTTGCGCACGGATCCTGACTTCGCCGGCCTGCTGGCTCCGTACCGGCGCGCGGTGGGCATCGCATGAACGAGGACCTGCGCTGGCGTGACCTGGCGCGAGACTTCCTGCTACTTACGAGGATTCGCCTGCGTCTCCGCGTGACACCGCAGGAGATGGTTTACGCCGTCAACAAGTTCGGGCTGAAGTAGTGGCAACCCTCGCGCAGATCCGGCAGGGCATCGCCACCGTCCTCAACGCCACCGACGACCGGATTACCGTCTACCCGTACTGGACGTCGCGCCTGCACCTGCCGGCCGCGGTGCTGATCGTCGGTGAGGCCGACCTGAGGCGCACGTTCTCCGCGTCGTTCATGGAGTGGCCGTTCCGCCTGTACGTCCTGACGTCGATGGGTGATCCCGAGTTCGGTCAGGTCGACCTCGACGAGTACCTCGACCTGTCAGGGTCCCGGTCGCTGTTCCAGGCCCTCGACACCGAGAATCTCGGCTATCCCAACGACGTTCAGGTCGCGGTCGAGTCTGTCAGCGACTACGGCGACTTCGAGGCGGCCGGTATCGAGCACGTCGGGGCGATCCTCAACCTGACCGTACGAACGAAAGGCCCGTGATGGCAGAGCTCCGGTACAAGCACGTCGGCATCCTGCCGTTCGCCGGTGTCAGCAACGGCACGATCATCAAGGTCGACGACGAACAGGTCGACACGTACGGCCGGGTGCGCGTCGTCGACCCGTCCGAGGGCGAACACTGGGTAAATCTGCAGGGCGCCGTCCTGGGCGGCATCCTGGAGCCCCAGTCGAAGGACGCGACGGCGCTCGCGTCGACGCCCGTGCCGCTCGCCACGACGGTGCCCGTGACCGCGCCTGTCGAGGGCGAGCGTGGCTAAGTTCGCCTGGCTGAATGCCACCATCTGGGCCGGCGGGTTTGATTTCACCGGCGCGTCCAACACCGTCACGGCGAATGCCGAAGTGACGGCGCTCGACGTGACGACGTTCGGCGGTGGCGGATGGCAAGAGAACATCGCCGGGCTGAAGAACTACACCGTAGAGGCCGGCGGATTCTGGGAGTCCGGAGCAGCTGGTCAGGCCGTCGACCCTGTCGCGTGGGCGCAGCTGGGGCAGACCGCCACCACGTGGGTGGTCTCCCCGGCGAACACGGCCGGACAGGTCTGCTATGCGATGAACAGCATGGCAACCACGTACCAGCTGGGCGGCGAAATCGGCACCGCCGCGCCGTTCAGCCTCAACGGCGTCGCGTCGACCCCGTACCCGATGGTGCGCGGACAGATTGCCGCGGCGAAGGGTGTCGTGTCCGCGATCGGTCAGGCCGGTTCGATTCTGACGCTCGGCGCGCCGCTGGCTGGGCAGAACGTCTACGCCGGCATTCAGGTGTTCTCGCCGGGTACGACACTCACGGCGCAGCTGCAGTCCGCGGCGACGATCGGTTTCGCATCTCCGACGACCCGCGCGACGTGGCCGGCGATCACGACGCAGTCCGGTAACTGGCTGACGACCGCGGTGCCGGGCCCGATCACCGATCAGTACTGGCGTATCAACGTCTCCGCGATCACGGGTTCGTTCACGCTCGGCGCCTGGATCGGTATCGCGTAACTCCTGTACGTCCCTTGCCACCCGTCCGGGTGGTCCGTCGCCATACCCTCGGAGGTCTGAACCGTGGCGAAGCAAGCAATCCTCGCTGGGTACCTGGCGATCAACTCGACCGACATCAGCTCGTACACGCGTAACGCGTCGCTGAACGTCGAAGTCAACGCGCTGGACTCGACGACGTTCGGGTCGAACGGGTGGATGGAGAACCTCGCCGGCATCAAGAGCGGCACCCTGGAGTTCGGGGCGCTCAACGACGTCGCCGCGTCCGCCATCGACTCAGTCATGTGGCCGCTGCTGGGCACCGTCGTCACGTTCGAAATCCGGCTGAACTCGACCACCGTGTCGACGTCCAACCCGAAGTACACCGGGTCGATCCTGATCGCCGGACACAACATCGGCGGCGAAGTCGGAGCCGTCGCCGGCCTCGACCTGTCGTTCCCCACCACCGGCGCCATCACGCGCGCTACCGCCTGACCCGTGGCAGGCGTCGCGTTCAAGGTCACCGGCGGCAACCAGGCGCACGCGCTCGCGAAGCGGCTCAAAGCGTTCGGCGACAAAGGGCTGGAGAAGGAACTCCGGCGCGGCATCAGCAAAGCCATGAAGCCTGCGACCAAGGCCGTCCGCGCACAGGTGCCCGAGTACATGCCGTCCGGGTACGCGCCCACCCTCTCGTCGGCGCTGCAGTTACGCACGTCGAACCTCGCCGCCGGCCTGCGGATCACCGGACAGGCCAAGGGCAATCCGCGGCCGCGGAAGGTCACCGACCTCAACCGCGGCATCCTGCGGCACCCGGTGTTCGGCAACCGGGAGAAGTGGGCGCAGCAAGCCATCCGGCCGCGGTTCTTCGACGAGCCGCTGGCTGGACAGCGTGGGCAGATACGCGGCGAGCTCGACCGGGTGCTCGCCGAAGTCGCGGCGAAACTCGCCGGTGGCTGAACCAACGATCAGGGGCGAACAGTGAAGATCAGGCTACGACTGTGCGACACGGACCGGGCCGAGTACGGCGGTGAGGAGTGGCTGACGTTCGACAGTGAACAGCTCAACGCTCTGCGCGCGTCGGAACTCGAACGTATCGAGAAGCAGATGGGTCCGACGGTACTCAACGCTGCGGTCGACTGCCTCAACGGGAACACGTCGGCGGTCGGTGTCCGGGGCCTGATCTGGCTGACGCGGTACCTGTCCGGCCTGCGGACCCCGTTCGAAGACTTCAACATCCACACGTTTCAGACGAGCCTCGAAGTCGTCAAGCCCAAGCCTGACACGGAGGAAACTGACGTCCCTTTGGACGATTCCTCGCTGCCCTCGGAGGCGCCCGCATAGGCGACTTCCTGACCGCGATGGCACCCGTCATGTCGCGCGTCTACGGCCTGCACCCCTGGCACCTGCGACGGCTGACGATCCCTGAACTTGAGTCCTACCGCGCCGACCTCATCGGCCGTCCCAGAGAGGGTTCGGATGGCTGAGAAGCTCGTCTTCGACGTACTCGCGCGCGCGTCGGGCGCCGCGGACGTCAAAAAGATCGGCGCCGCCCTCGACGACGTCGGAAAGGCCGCCGACAAGCTCGACGGGAAATCCTCCGGCGGCGGGTTCTTCGCGAAGTTCACCTCGCAGGCGAAGTCTGCGGCGAGCTCCGTCGGTGGCACGTTCGACAAGCTGACCGCTGATCTGCAGGCGCACGGCAAGAAGGGCGGCGACGGGTTCGGCGCCGGCCTGATCGGCGGGTTCACCGGCGTCTTCGGGAAGATCGGTCAGACCGCTGTCGAGGCCGGAACGAAAATCGGCGGGTCGCTGACCTCCGGGATCTCGTCGTCTCTGGCCGCGACCGGACCCGCCGCTCCTGTGCTGTTCGGCGCGCTGATCGCTGCCGCCCCGCCGGCTGGTGCCGCGATCGCGGGTGCCCTGCTGGCTGGTATCTCCGCGGCGTCGCTCGGTGGCGGTATCGCGATGGCGCTTCGGGATCCGGCCGTCCTGCGCGAGGCCGGCAGTCTCGGCACCGACATCATGCGGACCCTGACCGCGGCGACGGAAGGTTTCAAGGGCCCGGTCGTCGAAGCAATCGGCGTGTTCCGCAACCAGTGGGCGGCAGCGTCCGGCGACGTGACCCGCTTCTTCGCGAACACGCAGGGCTTGGTGGCGCCGCTCGCGAAGTCGTTCGGGGAGGCTGGCCAGTCACTCATCAAGGGCCTCGCCGACGCAAGCGAGACAGCCGGCCCGATCCTCACCGCCCTGGGCGAAGGGGTGAAGCTGATCGGTGAGACGCTCGGCGGCGCGTTCTCGTCGCTGAAAGACAACGGTGCTGCAGCGGCGACCGCGATCAGCCTGTCGTTTCAGGTGATCGCAGCGACCCTCGCCGGGCTGTTCGGCACCATCGACCTACTGACGCAGGCGTTCGGCTTCCTCGCGAAGTCCGGCGTCCTCGGGCCGAGCGTATTCATGGAATACCAGCGCTTCCAGGGTGAGATGGAGCGGACGAAGGGCTCCATCGACGCCACCACCGCCGCACTGAAAACGCAGGGGTCGGAGATGACGAACCTCTCCAACCAGCTCAAGGCCGCGACCGACCCCGCGTTCGCCCTGATCGACGCGCAGCAGAAACTGAACACCGCGCAGCAGAACGTCGTGAAAGCCACCCGTGAGCACGGCGCCGCGTCAACGCAGGTCAAAGACGCCAACCTCGAAGCGGCGAAAGCGGCGCTGCAGATGCAGACCGCGGCGGAGAAGGCCGGCGGTGCGTTCAACGGGGTGATGACCCCGGCCCTGCGCGCGACGCTCGAAGCGGCCGGAATGACACAGGCGCAGATTGCGCAGGTCGAGTCGCAGCTGACCACCGCCGCACAGGCCGGCAAGAACTTCGGGAAGCGCTACGAGGCGAACATCGCCCTGCTGGGACTCGGCGGTGTGCAGGCAGCGGCCGGCGCGGCGAAGCGGGCGATCGACGCGATCCCCAGCTCGAAGACGATCACTATCAACGCCGTCGGCTCCGGTCTGGCGGTGGCGCGCGCTGAAGGCGGCATCGACAAAAAGATGGCGCAGGGCGGCGTCATGTCGCACTTCGTCTCCTCCCCGACGGTGCTTTACGGCGAACGCGGCGACGAGGCGTACATCGCCAAAGACGCCAACAAGGCCCGCTCGCGGCTGATCGCGGAGCAGGTCGTCGAGAACTGGTTGGGTGGGAAAGTTTCCTGGGGCGGCGGGCAGACCGCCCGGAAGGGCGGCGCATCGGCCGGTGGCGCAGGAGGCGGTGGCGCCGGTAACTCCGAGATCCTCGGGGCCCTGCACCGACTCATCGCCGCGACCGAACGCGGCGGCAATGTGTACCTCGACCAACGGCTCGTCGGATCCATCCAAGGGCGCGAGGCTGACCTCTTTGAACGGGCGGGATAATCAGTGCCTGACCTGATCGGCTTCGTCGATGCCATCTCCGCCTCTCCGTCGGTGCGTCTTGACCTGTCCGACGGCGTGACGTGGCGGGTCAACCTGGCAGGCACCGACCTCACCCCGCCGCGTCTCAAGCGTGCGTCCTACGGCAACTTCCTGTCCGACGGTGAGCACGTCGCCGCTTCCACGTACACCGACCGCATGGTGACGCTGGCGTTGACGCTCACCACTGCGACGACGAACGCCACCGCGACGCAGCTGCAGCTGCTGGCGCGTGAGCTCGACCGGGCGACGAACATCCTCCGGTGGTGGCCTGCCGGCGCGACGAACCCCGTGTTTTTCGAGTCGAAGCGCTCCGACCACGATTCGATTCAGCAGATCGTCTCGGGCGTGACGTCAACGGGTACACACACGTTGACAGTGCCGATCCGCTGCAAACCGTTCGCACTGGGCCTGCGGCAGGATGTGTCCGCGGCGCTGATCACGAACGATCCGGCGACCGGCTGCTACTTCGACGTGGCGTCCCCGCTGGGGGACGTCGAAACGCCGCTGTACATCAAGTGGCCGCCGTCGGTGATCGCCGCCGGCCGCAAACAGACTGTGCTCGCTGTCCGCCGACGCGGCACGCCCGGTTCGGCCCCATGGATCCTGCAAGCGGAATCGATGACCCTCACGGGCGCGACGACGCTGCCGGGTGCGGACGCCACCGCATCGGGGTCAGGGTCGAACTACGCGCGCGCGACGGGCCTGACGAGTTCGTTCGTGACGCGCATGTCGGGAACGTTCGGTGCGACGCCCTCGACGGACGCCCGCGGTAAATACCGCCTGTACGCACGGGTTCGGAAGACTTCCGCGACCGGTGAGGTGCGGGTCCGCCTGGCGTTCACCCCCGACGGCGTCAACGAATACATCCCCGATTCCGTCGGCGTGGTCCTGCCCAACGACACGGTATGGCGGTGGGCGGACCTCGGGGTCATCCAGTTGCCGATGGGCGACGACCCGTTCACCGACGGGCCGGGCGGCGCCGAGTACTCGGCACGCGGGTACACGATCCGGCTGCAGTTCTCGCTGACGGCGCTGTCCAGCAACATCGACGTCGACTGTGTGGTGGGGATGCCGGCCGATGACCGGCTGACCCGCATCCTGTGGCCTGGAGTGTCCGGTGCGACGTCGATGATCCTCGACTCTTCGGCCCGCCCGAAGGTGTACGGCATCGGCGCGTCCGGCGAGCTGTATTCCACGCAGATACGGGCCCTGGATTCCGCGCCCGGCCCCGTCATCTCACCTGGCGCGTACAACCGCATCTGGGTTCTCGACGACGCCGGTACCACGTCGACGGCAGGGCACGTACTGTCCGGATCGATGACCGTGAATCCCTACTACTGGCCGCGGTATCTCAGCTTGCGTCCCCAACTCACTTAGGAGCCCTCGTGGCTGGTGCAGTCTGGTCTGTCCCTACCGGCGGCGCGGTGGCGCTCGCCGCGGCAACGGCGAAGTCCGTCGTCGGTGTCCGCGCCGGCTCGGCGTTCTCCATCTACCTCAAGAGGTACCGGATTTCGTTCGACGGCGTTACCGCGTCGGCGGTGCCTGTGCTTATCGAGGTGTGTCAGGCGACGTTCGCCACGAACGCTCCCGGTACGGCGTCGACGTCCGTCACGCCCGTTCTCACGACCGGTCGGTCGACGGCGGTGGGCGCGACCGCGGCGAAGAACTGGACCACGGAGCCGACGGTGCTGACGGTGGTCGAGGAAGTCCTCCTCACCCCGAACGCTGGCGTCCTCATGTACGACTTCCCGTTGCAGGACGAACCGGACACGGACCTGAACACTGGTTTCGTGCTGCGACTGACCGCACCCGCCACGGTGAACTGCCGCGCGGACCTCGTATTCGGACGGTGCTGATATGCCTCCCGTGATCGTTCCGCACTGGCGCACCATCGTGGAGCCCGAGGAGTTCGTCGACGGGCTGTACCACGTCATCTTCACCGGCGTCTTCGCACCGACCGGGGCCTGCGGAATCACCCGCGGCGACGGCCGGGTGTGGCACGAAGAGGCCGACCCTGACTCGTCGGTGCGCTGCGAGGGTTGCGTGACCGCGATGACCCCTGAGGCGTAATGGCCGACCTGACGTCGATCGCTACCGCGTTCCCAGCCGATCAGGCGAACACTGCAGCGGTCATCGCCAACACGCCGTTCACGAACTCTTACGGCACCCTCACTGTCACGTCGAACGTCCTCAACGTCCTCTGCGGTCTGTCGTTCAACAACGGCGCACAGACCGCAGAGGTCTACACCTGGAACGGCACCGGGTTCTACTTCAAGCCGACCCCGGCGCCCAAAGGCGGCGCGGCGACCGACATGTCGACGTACTGCGCGATCGCCGACGGTTCCTCGACCGACGACAGTATCCGCATGTCCTGGATCATGAACACGGCGCCGGCTACCCCGACGCTCGTCGCGTCGCACTACAACGTCGACAACACGTACTCCGACCCGCAAGGCGCCACGTCGCTCACCTACAGCGCGGTGACACACGCGTGGCTGGGCTTCTACTACGACGCGACGAATATGTACTGGGTGAGTTCGCCCGACGGAACCACGTGGACTACCCGGCGATCATCCCCCCGCGAAGCGTGGCTCGCGTCGCAGGCCGACATCACGTTCATCTACTCCACTAACCGCGTCGCCGGCTCCGACACCAACGCGCTGCTGGACAACGTCAACACCGGCGGCACGGCACCCGGCGCACCCGCCGGCTCGAAACCCACCTACCCGCTGGTGAACTACGGCCTGCCAGGGGTGAACAACCAGTCCGCGGTGCGGCGCGCGTCCACCTGGTGACCCAACAGCAGCATCGAGAAGGGGTAGCGCGTGGCTCGTGTCGGTCGTTCCTATGCCAACCGGCCGATCATCCTCCGGGGAGCAGCTGCTACCGCCGCGACCTACTACGTGTCCGCGGCCGGATCCGACGCCGCTGACGGACTGACGCCGGCTACGGCGTGGCAGACGATCAGCAAAGTCAACGGCGCGACGATCCTCACCGGCTCGTCTGTGCTGTTCCGCAACGGCGACACG